TGCAGAATCATCTCATCAACAATGACCGCAACCGTGATCTGACAGGAGCTGAAGCGGTCCACGTGCAGACGATGATGCCGAAGCAAGTCTCGATGCAGTACATGGACGTGCCCGGCGTGGACCAGATGCACAAAGACATGGGCATGGAGCCGACGCTTGACACAGACGTGAAGAAGTATCACCAGGCCAAGATGCGGCTGTTCAACAAGCAGCCAAAGCGCCGCATAGACATGTCGCAGCTCACGTTCACTCAGACTCACGTGCACAGCGGCCGGGTGGAGGACATGTCGCATGACGCGTCCGCGCTCAATGACTCGGTGCAGGTCATCAAGTATGGGCAGTCGCATTACCTGATGGATGGTCACCACAGAGTCGTCGCTCGACACAAGGCTGGCAAGAAGTTCGTGATGGCTCATGTGTACGAGCCAGACAAAAAAAAAGAGTTCTTCAATCCTAACCACATACCGAGCGGTCCGCACGGCGGGGAATTTATGAGCGGCGGGGACGGAGGAAACCTCAGCGAAGCCGCAGACAAGGCGACAGCCGCCGCAGGTATGACAAAGGAGTTCAACTCGCTGAGGGAGAAAATAAAGTCGGGACACCAGACCAAGGAGTCATTCGTTGACTCGGCTGGAAACTACACCGCCGACAGGCAGTCGCTGCACGACAAGATAATATCCTCGGCGCTGTCAGGCACGACGCCAGCCGAGAGCCCGTCCTTCATAATGACCGGCGGCCTGCCGGGGTCGGGTAAGACGAACGCGACCCGGTCCATGGATTTGTCGAACTACGTGAAGATCGACGCCGACGCGATCCGCGAGAACTTGCCCGAGTACCACGGGTGGAACGCGCACCTTACGCAGGCGGAGACCGACGATATAGTGGTCACCCTCATAGCCAAGGCCGTGTCCACAGGGAGGAACGTGCTGTTCGACGGAACGATGAAAAACTACGGCAAGCACGAGGCGATGCTGAACGTCTTCAAGGCGCACGGGTACTCCACAAACGTGATATTCGTGGACTTGCCGCCGCGCAAGGCGATGGAGCGGGCGATAGAGAGATACAATAACCCGCAGCACGCGACCAAGGGCAGGTTCGTCGACCCGCACTACATAGCCAAGCAGGACAGCGAGAACAGGCGGTCGTTTGACAGGCTGAAGACCAAGGCGGACAAGTACTCGCTCTACAACTCTGACGTGCCGAGGGGCGAGAAGATTAAGCTGGTGGAGCAATCATGATTGACTTCGTGGACGAGAGCCAAGCCGACGATAACTTGCTGGACAGGATAGTCGAGGAGTTGTCGAAGATTCCAGTTAGCCAGCGAACAAAGAAGCAATCCGATCGCCACGACCACGCTCGCCGCGCCCTGACCAAGTATGAGCAGCGCGTAGACTTCGCGCATGCCAAGTCGGTCCTGGACAAGTCTGAGGCAGACATTCGCGCTCGGCTGCAAGATGAGCTGAAGAAAGTTGAGTCGTCCACGCTGGCATGGGTCAACGCAAACGGCGACAAGCTGACGTCTGATGCCGTGGCCAGCTTCGAGATTTCCGCGCACGACGAGGTGCATCAGACTCTCAAGGATATGTTTGAGAACGCGTGGAACGATGGGCGCGATGCTGGCGTTGGTGAAGTTCCGCCGAAGATTCGCAAGGAGCCTGCGGTTGAGAATGTGAAGACGTTTACTGTGGGTGAATGGTGGTTCAAACCGCCGTGGGTAGACAACCTTGATGTTTTAGATATTTGGATTGATAGAGTTAATTTCGCCAACGCCTTCGAGCCGACTCTCGCCATCGAATCCTTTGACAACCGCGCGTGGCTAATAGACGACGTGATTGACTCGGCGCTTCAGTCTCAGATACGGTATGAGCTGTTCGAGCACCTGAAGGGCGGGCGCACTCTCGCCGAGACGATCGACAACATCCGGCAGATATTCGAGCCGTGGATAGGCGACCCGACCAAGCTGGCTCCCGGCTCGGAAGACCTGCTCTCGGCGTTCCGCATCGAGAACATCGTCAGGACTGAGAGTACGTGGGCGTACAACCAGGGAAGGCTGGCCGTCGCAGACGCGGCGGGTGATTACATCATCGGGTTCCAATTCAGCGCGATCATCGACGACAGGACCACGGAGACGTGCCGCAAGGCGGACGGGCTGGTGCTGCGCAAGGACGCCGCGACGACCATCAAGCTTACGCCTCCGCTTCACTATCAGTGCCGATCGGTTCTGGTCTACGTGACGCAGGCTGACGTGCCGGTTGAGTGGTCGTCCGGCGGAGAGATCAACGCGGCGCTTGAGTTGATCCCACGGGGATTTAAGTAGCATGTGGGGTTACATCCTGATAATCATGCTGTGCGGCCTCATGATGGGATTGGCGGTCTGGGTGGGAATAGAAAACTACAACGAGTGCAGAGAGCACAACTTCTCGCGAATGTACTGCGCGTTGGGCAGGTAAGTAAGAGCGGCTTTCGGCAATAGGTCTGTAACTAAGGAGGTTTTATGCCCCTGTTAGGAATCCTGATCAACTGCATCATAATATTTCTCATCCTGTTGGTCGTGTTCATCATCCTCAAGAAGATACTTGAGGTGGCTGGTTATCCTCAGTTCATCAACATCGCGCTGATCGTCGTGCTGCTCATGGGCCTGATCTGGTTCCTCGGCATGGTCGGGTTGGCGCCGTATGGTGGTGCAGTCTACCCGTTGCGCTGATAAATAGTTCTCTAGGAGGCAAATTGATTCCAATTCTAGGCAATGACCTCAGAACAATCTTAGGCAAGCTTGGCGCTTGGCCGTGCGACTTCGACCAGCAGACAGCCGTCGCGCTCTATGACGCTGCCGCGAAGCACCTAGCTCCCAACAGCGTGGCCGTCGATCTCACGCCGAGCGCTGGCAAGACGATGGTGATTCTTTCCGCCGCAGCGTTCCGTACCGGCGCGAAAGTCGTGTCGCTCATCGAGAAGAGCAAGGTGCATCCGGCCGAGGAGATGTGGTTCAACCGCGCCTTCAAGATGTTCAAGTTGAAGGGCACTTGTACCGCTGCCGCCGAGATAACCAACATGGAAGCTGACATGATCGTGATGCGCGGCGGCAACATGCTGAGCGTGATGAGCGGGTTGAAGGCTGGCGGAATCCTGTTCGGGATAAACACGCAGCCTGTCGCCGGGTTCGATCCTGAGCAGACTGGCAACGGATGGGCCGTGTGGCGTAAACAGAAGCCGGTCTACTCGATGGAAGGTGTTCCTAACACTATGGCTCCTGAGAAACGTGATTCGGTGGCGATGGATATTCGTGGAGCCGGGCCGGTTGAATTCATGGGAGTCGAAGACGCGATCGTCATAACTGAAGAGGAGGCTCTAGCTCTGCGAGAGGCGCAGGAGGGGTGAAACTCAAAATTATTAAAGACGCCAAGCTGTCAAACCCTGATGGAGAATTTGACGGCGTGTTCGTCGCTAAGGATGATGAAGCGCTTAATTCGGGGACGGGCGTATTCTTGACTGGGAAATTATATAATATCGCGTATCCTTGCGGTGACATTTCTAGCGTTGATGCCGCGGCTTTACAAATAGCTTATCAATTGGATTTAGAATTGAAATGAACCGCAACGACAAAGTCATAGACGAGGACTACCTGGACTATGTCCGCGCTCAGCCATGCCTCGTTCCATTGTGCCGCGAAGCTGGTCCGATTGATCCGCACCACCTGAAGGCAGTCGGCTGGCGAGAGGCCAAGCGCAATGACTTTACGGCAATACCGCTGTGCCGCAAGCATCACTCGGAAGTTGAGCAAGTGAGCAGAGAGTCTTTCTGCGAGAAGTATTCGATGGAAGACCTGTGGATGGACGCGTTCTTCATACTTTGCGAGTGGCAAACCTTGCGCATAGAGACATACGTGAAAAGGTTGAGTAAATGGTAGTCCCAAGCAAAGAGCGGCAACAGGCATTTATTGATGAATATCGAAAGCTTTGTGAAAAGTATAGTTGCGTAATTCTTTCAGATGAAAGTAATGTAGGAATATCTATTTTTGATTGGCGGCCAGATGCCCCGAATGCTGAGCTAGATATGCCGATAATCTGCTCTGCAACTGGATTTATAGAATGACAACCCCAGGCCTCGGCTATCTCTCTGACTGCTCTAGCGTGAACCTTCATACCGCAATGGTCGAGAAGCGCGTCGTGCAAGTTATTCATGACTTGGAGCACGTGGCGCACCAGTACATGGAGTCCCACCCAGGCATCGTGGTCGAGCACAAACTCACCGGAGACAGGCACATATTCGTCAAGGTCGTCTCCACCTTCAAGTTCCCACTGTAAACTTTTATCTTGTACATTGATGGCATCGGCGGTATAAGCGTCACAATGAGTGATACAGTGCTGCTCGCTATCATCACAGGGCTACCGGCCACCATCACATCCTTAGTTGCGGCGATGATTGCGTGGCGCAACAAGGCCACGCTGAACACGCGCATGGACCGCCACGATGAGCTGGACATAGAAGTCGGCAAGAAAGTTGCGTCCATGCACGCTGAGACGAAAGCCGATAACCTAGGAACGCGTGAAGCCGTTGACAAGCTGGAGCAGCAGATCAACAGCAACCTGGAGAAGTACATCCAAGGAGCCATCGAGAACGCGCTTTCTAAAGAGAGGCTCAAGGTCGAGCGTGACAAGAAGGTCTAAAACTGAACCGCTTTATTTCAGCCATGATGCTATGCAGGAAGAAGATTACTTGCTGTTTATCGGAACGATTATGATCGTCGCGGCGATACTGGCGTGGCTAATTGTCGGTTGAGTGGAAGGTAAAACATGGAACCAAACAAAGTGATAATGACCGCGCGCGAGGAAACTCAGAAGACCGTTGACGTCGTCCTCAAGACTCCGGCCGGAGAGGCCAACATCAAGGTTGTCACTATGTCGGTATGGAGGCAGGTGGCGATCCGTACCTCGCGAGCGTACCTTCAGAATCTTCTGGGTTTCATATTGGCGGTAGGAACAGGCGCCGCGGCGGCGTCCGGAGTTGGGTTGACTATGCCAGCGGCAGATTTTGTTCACTTGTTTGGAGCCGCGGCAGGACTTGCTGTCGGCCCGGCAGTTATTTGCATGATCCAGAACACTCTGGAGATTCTGACCAAGCTGGACGTGACGAATCCAGAGCTGCGGGCGTAGACATGAAAGATGAACTGTGTGCGGTAGTGGGGGTAGTGAAAGCTGTCCGGCGTCTGCTGGGGACTGACCATGATGCAGAAGCTATATTATTTACGGGCGTAACACTTGATCCGACTAAGTTCTGGTCAAAGGGGGTAAAGACTATGCAGATGACAGACGTACAACAATCGGTAGCCCACATTGCCGCAGTTGATTCTGAAGGCAATCCGGCAACTCTCGACACTGTTCCAACGTGGGTGAGTAGCGATCCGGCTATCGTGACCGTCGTGGCGGCTGCAGACGGGATGTCGGCGGTGATCAGCTCTCCGAGCCCGGCACCGTTGGGCTCAGCCGTGGTTACAGTGACAGCGCAAGTCGGCGGCGTCGATGTTTCCGCGACTCTCGCGGTGGACATCATCGCGTCCACGGCGACGGCGTTCAACATCACCAGTGACGCGCCCACTCCGTAGAGCGTCGGCAGACACATCGGATTCCTGGTAACATGAGTCCGATGGACTGTGCCGATAGACAATTTGCCAGTACCGTCGCAGACAGAGATAGAGGACAAAGTGTTCCCTATCATACGGGACTGGTCGCCGCGGACCAGGTTGACGGCGCTGAAGCAGCTCTACGTTATATGCCAGACACGAATCGGGGACATAAACCACGAGATAGGAAAGGCAAGAGACGCAGAGATAAAAGAAAAGCAGAGACAGGGCTGATGGCGGAGAACCGTCGGCTGCGCTACTACCTGACGTGCATCAGGAATCAGGTCCCTCACAAGACCACGGTGCACAAGCAGGGAGACTGGGCGCGAATGACGTGTACGGCAGTTAGGTTGATGGCAATAGAGGCGCTGGGCAAAAAACGCTAGGAGGGCAAATGAGACTGAAACCTATCGACTACGTCATCGCAGCGGTGCTGCTGATATTTCTCGCGATCAGCAGCTGCGCCACGTTCACTTTCGGCAAGACTCTGGTCGTCACTGGAGAGTCGCTGAAAGCTTTGGGGACAGAGTTCGTGCAAGTGTCGGCGGCGTACAAGCAAGGATGCGACGTGGCCAAGACCATTCCGCAGCCTCAATGCGCGTCGTTCCGCACGTTCGGCCAGCACTTCCAGAAGTCGTACCCGTTGACGGTGCAGCTGTGGGAAGAGGCCAGGTCGGCTAATGACAAGTCTATGCAGGGCAAGGTCGAGGATGTTATCGTCGAGCTGACGAGCGCGTTGAGTGAATTCGCGGTTCAGGTTATCCCGCAAGGAGGCAAGTAACATGGGAGCTGCAGGATTGATAATTCCCCTCATACCGGGGATGGTGCAGATGGTGATGAACTTGATCGACGCGGCAAAGGCTGCTGAAGGTACTCCGGAACAGATGAAAGTCCAGCTTGACGTCATAAGCGCTGACTTGAAGTCGATCGTCGCGGCGGTTGAGGCCGTTGATCTCCCCTCAGGAAAATAAACGCCACAGATGATAGACCCGAAGCAGCTGCTTGATCTGATCATCCGTCCCGTCCTGCGCGACCTTGACCTCTGGAGTGAGCAGGCTGAGAGGCTTCTGCTGGGTACAGCGTGCAAAGAGTCTGAGTGCGGCAGGTGGCTGAAGCAGCTAGGTGGCGGACCGGCTCTCGGAATATTCCAGATGGAAGAGAATACTCATGATGACATCTGGATGAACTACCTGGACTTCAAGCCCGTGCTAGCTAGGAAGATTGGACAGTGGTGCCTGAAGACTACTGAGACGATGGCCGGTGAGATGGTCGGCAACCTGTACTACGCGGCCGCTATGTGCAGAGTGCATTACTTGAGAGCGCCGGATGCCATCCCTGACACGCTGGCCGGGCAGGCGCGGTACTGGAAGACTCACTACAACTCACCTATGGGCGCTGGTACTGAGAGCGAGTACATGAACACGTGGAACAGGATGGTTCCGCCGGAAATCTTGGCCGCGTGAAAAAAGCTGTTGACAGCTTTCTGAAGTAAGCGTATAGAATTACACAATCGTTCTTTAGGGTTCTGAATCGCCTCTGGGCGCAGTGAAGGACCTGGGAGCTGAGTATCCGGTAGGGAGAAAAGTTTTCAGGTTCTTTTTTTTATGCCCGGACTAGCAGACAAAATAGAATACTCAGACCTTCCTACGGCCTCGATCAAGGGGCTAGAAATTTTCTCTTCCGGCAAGTGGAACGGCGACACCTACTCTGATGCTGATCTTGACGCGATGGTGTCGGCCTTCAACCAAGTAGGATTCGAGCCGACCATCAAAGCTGGCCACGCGGATGGCCAGGAGAGTGAGCGCGAGGCGCGCAAGGTGTTCGGTGCTCCGGCTCTCGGATACGTCGAGCGCATCTACCGCCAGGGCAGCAAGCTGCTAGCTGACTTCAAGGACATCCCGCGTAAGTTCGCTGACCTGATCAAGGCCGGTGCATACAAGCGCGTGTCTGCCGAAGTGTACTGGAACTATTCTAAGGGCGATGAGAAGTTCCCTCGCGTGCTTAAAGCAGTCGCGTTTCTGGGCGCTGACATTCCAGCGATCACCAACTTGAAGGCTGTCGAGAACCTGTACAAGCAGACCGAATCCGGTGCGCTGTACGCGTTCGACTCTGAGAACAACGAATTCAGGGTGTATAACATGAGCACTGACAAAGAAAAAGGCGAGCCTGCCGACGACGAAGGCGCTGAAGGCGAGGACATGAAGTGCCCGAAGTGCGGCCACAAGATGTCGATGGATGAGAGCGGCAAGAAGGTTTGCAAGTATTGCGCGGGTAAATCTCAAGAAGGCTACGAGGAAGAGGAAGACATCATCAGCTACGCCGTGGTCGTCGAGGCCAAGAACTACTTCATCCGCAAGAAGGGCAGTGAGTGGTGCGTAATGTCGCACGCAGGGAAGCAGATCGGTTGCCACGGTACTCGTGAAGAAGCTCTTGCTCAGCTCAGGGCGGTCGAAGCCAACAAGCATGAAGTCGAGCAGAAACCGAAACAACATTCGCAGAAAAACGTAGGAGGACTCGATATGACAGAAGAAGAAGTCAACGCTTTGCTCAAGAAGCGTCTGGACGAGGAGCGGCAGAACGTCTACAAGGAGTTCGAGGACCGCATCCACAAGGCTCGCGAAGAGGGCAAAGAAGAGGCTAACAAGGAGAACGAGCTCCTCCGCGAAGACATCCGCAAGCTGCAGCTCGAGAAGCGCAGCGAGCGGATCGAGCACTGGATCAAGGGCATGAAGGAGAAGGGCAAGATTCTCCCGCCCGAAGAGTCCATGGTCCGTAGCCTGCGGCAGTGGATGCCGGATGAGGGCCCAGACCTGAAGTACTTCGCAATGAAGGATGGGCAGACCAAGGAGTTCTCGGCTGGACCGGCTGAGATGTTCGAGGAGTTCATCGCCAAGCGCCAGTCCGTCTTCACGAACTACAGCAGGGGCGAGAACCCCGATGACGATGACGCGGGCCAGGAGCTTCCTGACCCGAGCGCGGAGGTCGATCGCCGGGCCAAGCAGTACCAGGACAAGATGCAGAAGGACGGCAAGACTGTGAGCTACAAGGATGCCTTGACTCACGTCTTGAAGACGAACGTAGGGCTGGCTCAGCGGTACCAGGACAAGGCTCGCCCGCACTAAGCAGCAACCTAACAAAGGAGAAGAACAATGGCTGAGAAAAAAGGCGGCGATATTAGCTCCAGCTGGGTTGCAAGCGGCGATCTGTCGGGGAACCAATACCGCTTCGTGACCAACGTCGGCTTGAACCAGAACGACTTCAACGTGTTCATCCCCACGTCTGGCGGGTTTCCGCTCGGCGTGCAGCAGAACAAGCCGAAGAACAAAGAGCATGTCGCTCTGATCAACGCTGGCTGGACCAAAGTCATGCTGGCAGGGTCCATCGGACCTCAAGTCGAGATTCAGGCGGGCGTTAGCGGCGCGGCGACTCTAGCCTCGTCCGGCGGCCCGGCTGTCTGGGCGGCCGGATGGGTTCCCTGCGGCGGGAACAGCGGCGAGATCGTGTCGGCATTTATCCAAATTCGTAAGATGGGTCAATAAGGGGGACAATCATGGACGGAACGCTAGACTCTGGAATCACAGTACGCCGGTACGCTGGCGCAACGGGGCGCGATCTGCACATAGACGTTCCCCTCACGAACTTGACCATCGGGTACGAGCCGCAGGGGCTCATCGCTCCGTTGATCTTCCCGATCGTGTCGGTGGACAAGGAAACAAACGTCTACTACACCTGGCCGAAGGCGGAGACGCTGCGGCTGTACAACTCGTACCGCGCACGCGGGCGGGCGGCCAACCGCATCAACTTCGACGTGTCGTCTGACGGTTACGCGGTTAAGAATTACGCCCTCGCGATGGACATTCCCTACGAGGACATGGCCAACGCGGACGCGGCTCTTAACTTGGGCGAGTCGGGAGCTCGGCGAGTGACCAACGGGTTGAACCTCGCGTGGGAAGACCGTCTCGCGGTCACCATGACGACAACGACCAACATGACTTCGTCCACAGCTCTCACCAACGCGTGGAATGACGTGTCGAACAGCAACCCCATCGAGGACCTGTTCGTCGGTCGTGACGCAATCCGCAAGCAGACCGGCTTTACCCCGAACGTCTGGGTATTCTCTGACATCGCCTGGAGCAGAGCTTCTCGCCATCCAGACGTGATCGAGTTCATCCGCGGCAAGGGCGACAGCACCGGCGGCGGTCAAGTTACTGAGCAGCAGATGGCTGCTGCGCTCGGCGGCGGTCAAGTGCTGGTCGGCAAAGGTCTGAAGAACACCGCAGGTGAAGGAACTCCAGCCACGTTCACTGACATCTGGTCGACGGCCTGCATCGCGCTGTACGTCGCGCCCCAGCCAGGATTGATGGAGCCGTCTTTCGGCTACACTTTCCGCTGGACTCCTCCGGGATTGCCCGGGCCTCTCGCGGTCGAGCGCTATCCGAACGTGCGCGAGAAGACTGAGAGCATCGAAGTGCACATGTTCCAGGACGAGAAAGTGACCGGCGCTGACTTGGGCTACCTGATCGTGGGGTGCTGAGATGTTCGTAGTCACACGTGACATCGAGACGCGCAAGTTCAAGCTGGTGGCCGGGCAACCGCTGCCGCCAGCGTATCAGGGCAAGTATGCTCGTGACTCGATCGAGGCGCGGTACGGCAAGGGGCTGTTCATCGAGGTGACAGCGCGCAGGAGCGCTGACTTCGAGAAATTCCTAGCCAGCATCGCCGTGAAACCGGACCATGACAAAGTGACGCAGTTAACGGCTCTCTGCGAAGAGCAGGTGAAGCGGATCGAGGCGCTTGAGAAAGAGAACAAGGCGCTGAGGTCCAAGAAGCCTGCCGTAGGGACGGATACTCAGACAAACTGAGTAGAGGGTAATTGCAATGGCAAGAATCAAAGAACGATACGCACGCCTGACCACAAAAAAGATGGTGTCGACGCTCGACTGGGCGGGAATATCCACCATAGCGTCCGGAACTACCGTGGTGTCCATCGCCGCGGCGCAGGCCGTGTCCGGCGCTGTCGTCTTCACGCAGCCCGTGCAGTTCACGCTGACTCAGAACTCGGCGAACTTCGCGACTGTTACGCTGCCCATGTCGGTGGGTAACGGGTCGTTCATCATCGCAACGGTCGGCAGCGTGTCCGTACCGGCCCCGATGAACATCGCCTGGATGATTATCAACCAGAGCAAGTGAGTGATGGTGTGAAACGATGCCGCACCAAGACCTCAACGCTCGGAAGGCGATAGTCAGCCAAGACAACGTAACCGTCAACAGCGGGTCGAACTACGGCTTCCATCGCGTCGGCAATTACCGCAGCTTCACCGGCACAGCGTACGCCGTCGGTAGCATGGCTGTCCGGCTCCAGAGCCAGATGAGCCAAACAGGTCCAGTGCTGGCGTCGTCAGTCTGGAACGTGAGCAGCGGAGCGAACTTCCTAAGCGTGCCCAATCGGGCACCATTCATAACAGTAGACGTAACGATAGCGCAGTCAGGCGGAGTCACAGGCTCGATACTTCTCATCGGTGAACCGCTGAGCTGATCGTGATGCCTAAGCGGCGGCCCAAGAGGTTCCATGAGAAGGTCGCGGAGAGGTGGAAGGGAATGACTCTTGGCCAGAAGCTGGGATACTCATCGGCCATCGTGTCGTCGATCCTGGTGTTCTTCGGAGCCTACGCGCAGGGCGTCAACGTCGGCTCGGACATACTCCAGAGGAAACTCGGCAAGTGGCCGTATGCTACGCGTGCCACTGAGTTCGTGGTCGCAGGGTGGCAAGCCGACAGAGTGGCGAACGACCTGCGTGACATAAAGGCACGCATCGAACGCCTGGAAATCAAGCGTAAGGTGCACGGCTCGGGGTTTAACTTCCAGGACCAGAAGGAGCTCGAGTACTGGTACAATCAGTACCGGGTGAATGAGAACACGTTGAAGCAGATCGACCAGACCAGGAGTCCAGTGTGGGTGCAGAGGTGAACGTGCAAGCTGACATGTTCAATAGGGTTGAAGGGAGAATCGCCGCCTATGGAGAAGGCTCTCGTGGACTTTGTCTTGGGCCACGCAATCAACATTACAGCAGTGCTGATTGCGTACTTGGCGCTCCGGCGCAACCAAAAAGCCGATGCCAAGAAAGTCTTCGATGATTTGGCCAAAGATAATGACACGCGAGACAAGGCAATTCAGGAACGGCATGAAGCGAACATACGGGCGATGGCTGACTTGAAAATATCTGGCATCGAGGCGTTGAACAACATCAAGGTTAAGCTGGGCAAACTTGAGCATCTTGATCCGTGCATAGATGATCTAAAAAATGAGATGTCTGAGTTGCGCAAGCAATTCATGGAGTGTATTAGGCATCGGTGCGGCAGAGGGTTTGATTAAAAGCGTGAATTCGTCTCCGGTCTGTGGTAACACAGCAGCCGGAGGTAATTGATGAAAATCTACAATCTAGACATAGCGATGTTCGTTGCCGGGCTTCCGTTCGACGGAGAGACGATCCCGTCCGGGAAGTCTTTGGGCGGTTCTGAGACTGCCGGTGTGCAGATGGCTGAGACGTTGGCGAAGCAGGGCCACCACGTCACGATGTTCTGCAACACTGAATCCATGAAGGAAACCAACGGAGTCCTGTACTCCCCGATCGGATGGGCCGCAGGAAGGGGAGGCGGATTCCCGAAGGGTTTCTACGACTACATCCGGTCGGTTCCCACTGACGTGTGCATCGTGCAGCGTATCCCGTCGATGTTCCAGTTCGAGACGCGCTCGAAGGTAAACTTGCTGTGGCAGCACGACTTGGCGACCAAGACCGGGCCGTCGCAGTTCCAGCCGTTCGCGTGGAACCTGGACAAGATTCTAGTCCTCTCGCAGTTCATGAAGAAGCAGTACCAGGAAGTTCATGGCGGTCCGGACCATCTTTACCACGTTACCCGCAACGGCATAGACCTGGAAACAGTTAGATCGGCGGCAGACCAGCAGCGCGATCGGTTCCGCATGACGTACACAGCCCGCCCAGAGCGCGGCCTGGACATCCTGCTCCGGGCCGTCCTGCCGAAGATTCTCAACAAGGAGCCTCGGGCGAAGCTGTACGTCTCGCGCTACCAGGACCCGAACTTCATGGAGTTCTACTCCCAGCTCGAGCAGGAGATGAAGCGATTCGGCGACCGGGTGGAATTCCTGGGCAACCTCGGCAAGAAGGCGCTGTATGAGAACTACAAAGCTTCGCGGCTCTACATCTATCCGTCGATGTTTGAGGAGGTATCCTGCATCACGGCGATGGAGGCGTCCGCGTGCGGGTGCGTTTTCCTCGGACCGTGGAGGGCTGCTCTCCCTGAGACTGTGGGCGGCTCGGCACCTCTGCTCAGGGACGACGGGTTTCTGGGTCAAGCCGACGATCCTGCTGAGATGGGCCTCAAGGCTCCGGTGGAGTCGTTCATAAACGGCATCGCTGACCACGCCGTTAAGCTGATGCTAGACGACGACTACCACGCCGCGTGGCAGAAAAAGGCGATGAAGCGCGCGAACGAATTGAGCTGGGACAATGTGGCGAAGGACTGGGTTAATCTCTCGCATGAGATCATCGCTGAGAAGTCCGGTAATGAACGGCGCATGGTGCGGCACTTCCTGTTCAACTCGGACGTCGTAGCGGCCAGGAAGTACGCTGAAGAGAAGCAGGATAAGCTGTTGATCCAGTCGGTCGAGAACTACGTCAATCGGTACGTGCCGTTCATGTCTCGGACCATACCCGAGCAGCAGCGGCCGACAATCGCCCAGTTCTACGAGCAGAGGAGCGGCGGCCAGAACGCGAACTACACCACGGGATTCTTCGCCGACAAGGAGATACGCCTGCTTCAGCTCAAGGAATTCCTGCGGCCCAAGATAGAGTCTGGCGAGATAAAGACGCTGCTGGACTTCGGATGTGCGCACGGCGGGTACGCCAGGTCGCTCACGGATGAGTTTCCAACGCTGAAAGTCGTCGGCGTGGACAACTCGGCTAGCCTAATTCGCTGCTGCAATGAGATGAAAGCTAGCGGGCAGTGCAAGCATCCTGAAAACATGTTCTTCGTTGTTGGAGATGAGAACATGACAGTCGATGACTTTACCTGGAACCCGTCTAACAAGACTCCTATCCCCGGTATGGAAAGCCACAAGTTTGACTGCGTCGTGGCGATGGAAGTATTGGAGCATCTTCCCCACGCGGAAGAAGCCGCGGTGAAGCTCGAGGGCATGTGCAGGGAGGGTGGGTGGACTGTTTTCACGATGCCTTCGGGACACAGGGAACGTGATGAGCTAGTGACAAAAGACATCCCGCCGGTCCACGTCAGGCACTTCGACATGCACGACCTGAGAGAAGTGTTCGGCAAGAAGCCGGAGTACAGCGTGACGAGCTTCAGCGACCTGCAGGAAGCCGCGATGGACAACACGTTTTCCTGCTGGTTCATGGTGGCGTTCAAGGCTGATCATAGGCCGCTGGGCGAGATCGATTACGAGCGGAAGTTTTTCCTGCAGGCCCCGCGCCAGACATTGGCCGTTTGCATGATAGCGCACAACTCAGAGGACGTGATGCACAGGTGCCTGCGGTCCGTCATCAAGTACGCTGACCAGACCATCGTCGTCGATAACGGGCCTTCCACTGACCGTACCGTGGAACTGGCCTCTGAGTATACCGATGACGTGAGAGCTGGGACGTCGCCGTTCTGGTGCTACACGCACGCGGTGGTGCACCCGCCAGAGGCGATTGACCCGAACCAGTGCGAGATGGCCGGGTTCGAGACGCCGCGCAATGAGTCCACCGAAGGCGTCTGGACGGACTTTATCTTGTGGATTGACTGTGACGAGCAGATGCTGGAGCAGTCCAAGCTGCCGAAGTACCTGCGCCAGAACATGTACACGGGCTACGCCATGCAGCAGCACCACATCTCCATCGACGCGATGGCAGCTATGAAGCGTGACGTGCCGGTGCGGCTCTACCGCAACACTCCCGGGATGCGCTTCTACGGCATCGTGCATGAGCATGCTGAGCTCGGCATCAACAAGGGCATCGGCCCCAACGTGATGGTCATCTCAGACGTGCACATCCACCACGACGGATACCTGGTCGAGTCTATCCGGCGTGATCGGTTCAAGCGCAACCTGCGCCTGCTCCAGTGCGATCGGAAGAAATACCCAGAACGGCTGCTGGGCTGGTTCCTGTACGAGATAAGGGACTGCCAGCACATGGCCCGCTACCAGATGGAGCAGAACGGCGGAGTCGTCGACGACATGGTGCGGCAGATGTGCGAGACGACGATCAGGGCGTACAAAGAGAAGTTCATGAAAGAGAACCTGATGATGTCAGAGGACGCCATGAACTACTACTCGAATGCGCTCGCCATGCTCGGGGTCGGGATGGAGTTTTCCGTGGACATGGACGTCGGAAAGCCCGGAACTAACGTCTCGCCGCAGAAAACGGTGATGAAGTTTAGGGCCGCTGACGCTGAGGAAGCTTTGGGGATGATTAGAGCCAAGCTGGGAGCCGCGGTGTCCATGCAGAGCGGGAGGTACATCCAGTGATCAGTGATAAAATCCCCGAGATAACTGAAGAGTTTACCATGACGGTCAAGCGTGCCAACGGCACGGAAGTATCGTTCGAGAATAGAGAGAACAAGACCAAGCTGTCGTACGTGATGTCCGATGACAGGATCGCGCGGCTTGCCAAGGAGGTCCTAAATGGGCGACGGCGTGCAAATCAAACATGACTTCAAGTTCTTTATAACGCGGCATGACGGCAAGACCGAGGAGCGCCCGTGGCAGGACAACCTGTTCGTGCAGCGGGGGATGAGCTACCTGGCGGCCCTCCAGTCGACCACTCCGAACTCGGTGATGAACCACATGCACGTGGGGACCGGGACGGTGGCGGCCA